GGCGAAGCTTTGGTGACAGCATGATCTTTGAGTCTTTACCGCCTTGCTCATAGATCTTCTGCATGACTGAGTCAATGTTAGTCAAAGCAATTGGGTCACGATCAGGTGCAGTTGTTGAACCAGCAATGGTTGAACGTGCTACGGCTGTACCGTCTGCGTCTGTACCAGCACCAGTTGTTGCTGCTGAAGGAGCCTGGAACTCACCAACGTAATCAACAGTAGTTGCTGAGTTGATAAATGCCTGATAGCCACCAGCTGAACGAGCGTTAGCGTTCTGTGTACCTACAGCGTTTGAAGTGTTCATTGAGTGAATCATATCAAACTCAACGTCACGGCGCAGCTCTGTACCACGCTTCTTCAACTGATAAGCATACTCATCAGCTACACCAGCTTGATCTACTGCACGGCGTGTGCCTGATACAGCAATTGTCTTACCGTTGATCTGAGTGTAGTTACCCAGACGAGTGCGATATGGACCTGATACAGCAAACTTGTCGCCAGTTGCAGGTGTTGCACCTGTACCGCCTGAGCCTGTTGTGTCTGGTGCAATCCAGTCTGTACCTTCGCCAATGCGAGAGTTGCCTGGAGCTTCCAGCTGATCTGTCTGCCACTCATGGTAGATAGCTGTTGCTTTTGCTTTGCCAATAGATGACATGAAAGGGGTTTCATCACGAGTAATCATTGTGATAAAGTTGGCAAGATCCTCACGCTGTGAGACGTCTTTGCCGGTTCCGCGTGCTGGTCCTGCTGGACCTCCGGTGCCGCGTACACCAAGATTATTAGCCATAGTTAATATACCTCCGAGGTATCTATAAGTTTAGTGAGCGTTGTGCTAAACCTCTAAGGAAATCTTGTTGTTCATCAGCTGTTGCGTTACCACTTAAAGCCTTTTGTCTTATTCGTTCAGCATTACTTGTTTCCTTTTGGGAACGAGTTTTAGCTTTACGAATAGGGGCTTTTTTAACAGTAGTACTTTTACGTTTAGCTTGACCTTTAGAAACACCTTGTTTTAAACGACGATAATCATCAACAAATTTTACAATAACGGGGTCTGCAATAGTATCTAATACTTCTGCAGGGATTCCTTCATCAAGAGCAAATTCACGAATTGCCATTGCAGTATCTTCACTGAAGTCAGGAATTAGCGTTGGAATTGTTTCGTTAAAATACTCTAATTGTTGAGACCATTGTTGGTTTAATTTTTCTTCTTCTTGTTTTTGAACTGTTTCTACTAGTGACTCACGTTTTTTACGTGCTTCCCAGTATTTCTTTTGAGATTGCTCTCGCTTATCTTTCAATTCATTAACTTCATAGGTGTCGCCATCAGCACGAGCTTGTTCAATAGCTGATTCAATTTCGTGATATTCCTTAGCGAGTTCTTGTTCTTGACCATAAAGCACTTCAGCAGAAGCTTGAGCCATCGAGTTAATCTCTTGGATTTTACCCTGATACTCCTCTTCCATTACCTTACGTGCTTCGCCAAGTTCACGACCCTTGTTAGAAAGATGTTGTTCAGTAGAATAACCTTTGATTAGGTCATTAAAGGATACTGCCACTTCTTCCCCGTCAATTTTAACGAGTACAGAGGCATCCAAATCGAGGTCATCAGTAGTGTAGACATCAGCTTCTTGGGTAGACGTATCATCCTCATCCTCTGCTTCCACTTCTTCTTCTTCGATTTCTTCTTCATCATCAACGTTATCGGCTTCGTCTGATTCTTCTGGGTCTTCGTCATCAGAGTCTTCCGCGTCTAACTGTGGTACTTGCTCATCGGGTAGAGATTCTTCATCACTGAGAAATTCAGTGTTTCGAAGAATGTCAGCCAGCATAGCCTCTTCAGTTCGACTTTCTTCCACTGCTGCAGAGTCATCCAATTGGGTAGAGTCTGTTGTTGCATTGGTATCTTCCATTCTTAGTTACCTCCCTTTTTAGCAACTTTTGTTGCTGCAGGTTTCGGTTGTTCAGAAACTTCTTTACTATAACGATCTTTAAGTGCGTGCATATAATAAAGAACTTCAGCATTAAGCTTAGCCTTTCCTGCACTGCGCATAGAGTCATACTCTAGTGTATCAATCATAGTTTCATAATTCTTAGTAAGTTGGGCGTAATCAATTAGTCGCTTCGCCATTATTGTCCTCCATCATATGGGGAATGTTTTTCCCATACATCTCAAAGCCTATCATTTTCTCCTTAACACTACCTAGTGCCATAGCAGAACTGTAGAGAAACTCACGAGATTTAGTTTCATGCGGCTCCGTCTTGAGCCATTCAATAAAGAGATCAATTAAGACCTCACCGTATACTTCATCAAAGAACTCATCCCGTTCCTTGGCAGCGAAGTGACCCTTAATGTGAGCCCTTCGCGCCAATTCTTCAGGATGAATCTTATGATTACCGTATGACTTAGTATTACCTAGCTTCGTCTCAGCTGTCTTGCGGTACTTGTCCATCTTGTTGTGTCATTTCCTGTTGTTGTGGTTCCGGCTGTCCCATAATAATCTGACGGGCAAGCATAAGAACCTGATCATAGGAAGGATGCTCCGGTAAGGTTGCACCCTCTTTTGTTGCTTTAATAGTCATATCAGCCCATTCCTGGAAGTGCTTATCAATAGACACAGCTAATTGACGAGCATTATCATCCATAGTATTTTTAGCCTGAGCATTAGTATAACCAACGTTAGCTTCTGCTAGTGAAGCATCTGCTACTTTCTTACGCTGTTCGATTTCTTTATCAAGCTGAGCGTCTTTACTTTGTTTATCGAGTACTTGGGCTGCTTTTTGTTTGAATTCTTCTTGAGTATAATCTTCAAGAAAGTCATTGCTATCAACACCCATTGCCTCAATTAGCTTAGTTGCTAATACTGCGGGGGCTATTGGCTTAATTACCATACCTGCACCTTGTTGGTTTAGTGATGGTAATATCTCTGAACCAATTTTGCTAAGTTTACCAATAGTGTTAGCATTAGAGTTTTCACCAATATCTAACATAATTTCAACATCCATGCGTGATGGTAGCTCACTCATGTTTACAGTACCATAAATACCGTCCATAGCATAAGTTTGTTTACCCTTCATATTTTGATAAATAGTATTATAGATACCGCTAATAAGTCGCTTAAATCCAGTTTCCGCAAATCTACGCGCGATATGCTGGATCCTCTTTTGAGCAGCTGATTGTACAGCTGAAAGCTTCTGTTCAGAGTTACCCGATACATATAGCGTATCGTTTAAACCCTGTGCAGCTTTTGACATACCTGTTGCTTGTTCTTTAATCATCTGTAAATGTTCAAGCAGTGGTACGGTACCTGTTGAAATAGTTTCTGGTGATAGTGCGGCTACTGCGCCTTGTGGATTACCGTTAGTTGGAATAATCTGTTTAGGCTTCATGTTTTGTAGCGCACTAAAGTCTACTACGTTTGGATCTGCTAGCTTTGGACTATAGTTAGTGAGATAAGTATTTTCAACAAATCCACGAAGAATAGCTGTACTTGCTAGTGTGCTGCTTCTAGTAAAGTCAGCCATAGATAAACCAAAGAATTCATGTGGAATATCAATCGGTACAATGCTAGATAGCGGAACACTCTCAGCATCCTCTTCATAGAGAATATGATTACCTACTGTAATAAAGTGTTTTAGCTCTGCAATACCGTCTCCATCTCTATCTACCCGAATCCAAGACTCAGTTAATGTAACCTCGCGGCTAGCTTCTACTGGATAAGTATTTTTACCTTCATATCCCTGCCAATATCTTTGACCAGTAATTTCTTTTCTAGCAGCAACATCTTCACTATAGTTGCCACTACCTAACCAATCTTCGTCAGTTCCTAAAGATTGCCACTCTTGTTCTGTTAGCCCTTCTGCCCATTCAGGGTAAAACTTACGAAGGTCTGAACGTGTCATCTCTGATTGTAGACCAACAAAGTTAGCATCTTCAATATCTTTAGCTTCGTTAGAGATTCTAAAAGACTCAGGTGGGATAACTTCTAGCTTAATGCGGCTTTTATCAATTTTCTTACGTAATCGTACATCTATATATGAAATAGTTTCTGATGTAGGATTGAGCGTTAGCTCGCCGACGATTTCTAAATTTTCATCCGCAAGGATTTCATCGAGTTTAGCCTCATCGATCTCCTCATATTCTTCCATAACATAATCAAAGTCTTCGATGTAGTCCCAGCGAATAACGCTGTTCTTCCACAATAGAGAAGCCTTCATCCATGTTTGTAGGATTTCCCATCCTTTATTCTTTTTAAAGATACAGTAATTGACTAGATTAGCTGCATCTTTAGAAGCCTTAAAAGCTCCTGGAGTGTCATCGTAGGGAATAAACCTAGCGATTTTATTATTAGACAAAAATAGGTCGGAGAGTACAGCTGTATAAGCTTCCACTACTTCAGTGGTACTTGTATCTACAATAGTACTTACGCCTTGAGGAGCAAGATGTGCTGCTGCAACTCCGGCATACTCATAAGTAGACTTAAGCCTCTCCCTTGTTAAATCAGAACTGTTTAACCAGTCACCTGAAGAACTTTGAACACCTGCTTCAATAACATTAATTAGTTCTTCGTCCGATACGGCTTCTTTATAACGATATCCCATTATAATTTACCGCCTGTACCACTATAAACAGGCTTACTGCCTTCCATAGTTTTTTGGCTATAGCCTTTAGATCCTGGTTGAGAGAGTGGAACCTTTCGTTCTACTGGTTTCTTAACCGAAGATACAGGCTGAACCTGATTATATCTTCCTACTTGTGTCATTTACCGCTCCTGGGTTTTTACCACTTAACCTTATTAGCCCAATAAGCTGCACTCATTGGACCTTTATCAATATTTTTCTGATGTCGGGCTTTCCAAGCTTTATTTCTAGGTGTACCGTCAGGACTACCTTTAGCACCTTTAGCACCAAATCGAATAAGCTTTGGTTTACCATTAGGACCATTTACTGCAACAGCATGAGATTTAGTTTTATGATTAGGTGTTGCTTTTGGTTTATTTAAACCGCTAAAGGTTTCTCCTCCAACCTCGATTCTTGCCATTTATTCCTCCACGAAGTCTATAATAATATACTTATCGCCTTCTTGTTTCAAAGTTACTTTTTCTTTTTTACAACTATATAAATGTCCTGTTCCTACGTTTCTATTAATCTTACGTTTTACAGAAAGACATTCCTTTAATTTAAAATGTGGTGTCCACTCTTTAGGTTCACCACCAAGCGTTAAAAATAAAACAAAAAGGGTTTCTACCATCAGTGATCTCCGTTACGCAACTTTTCTATATGTGCTTCTAATGTAGAAATTCTTTTTTCATAGAACTCTAAAGTTAATTTTTGTTGTTGATCATATGGCGCTCTGCCTTCTTCTATCTCATTTGCTAGGGCTTCTAGCTCACCTGCAATATGTTCTATAAGCATAAATTGTTCACTGTCTGCAGGAAGCGAACCCATTTCACCACGAGGCCATTTAATTCTAAACTCAGTATTTTGTCCTAAGTCAGCCTTCATCATAGTTATACTTGTTTCTATTTTATTCAGTCTTTCTATAATACCGAAGTAAGCCCAAGTTGCTACGCTTGCTGCTGCAACCATACTTATAATATTTCTTAAAGGTAAAGCGACTTCAGTATTGTCACTTATTTTTGGCATTGTTTCCTCGTTCAGCTATTTGTTGTAGTGTTCTTCCACAACCAATACAATACTTACCAGCTGCATCTAGTGTACATATACCTACACACGGACTACTTTTGTTCATGACCCATCCAAATCCCGAATACACCTGTCATAACGCCCATAACAACCGATACGAAAGCTGATTGTGCGCCTGTTGGGTCTGGCAAATCCATAAACCATTCAGCACAACGCCAAGACATTAATGTACTTGCTAACATCATAAACCTAGGAAGTATCTTCCACTTTAGAAATGTTTCTACGCTCATGTTGTTCTCACTGTTGCTTTCTTAGTATTTTTTACATATTGTTGACCTTTCTTTATGCCCTTACGCTTTTTCTTAGTCGTTGCTGCATATTCTTTAGCTGATAGACTATCTAGCTTAGCTTTAGGTAAGTATCGTTCACCCGTAGCATTTTTACCGACAATAGAGTTTTTACCACTTTTAGTACCCCAATCTTGATCAGACCATTTAATCATAGAAATAGCTTCTTTGGAGAGTGGTCCTTTCCTTTTCTTTTTTGGTGGACTCATGACGTATAGCCCCCACCCTTAGCCTTGTATTCCTTAGCTACCATTTGCATTTTACGGGCGCTGTTTTGTCCAGGTTTGCCACCTTTAGATCCTGCAAGAATACGTTGATAAATACTTTTACGTAATGCTGGATTAGTGTAGTTACCCGCTGCGTTAACTGTACTTTTCTTTTTCTTTGCTAGCGGTCCAGGTCTTCTCATAATAATCCTCCACTATTGGGCATTTGTATTTCCGATGTCTACTTTTTTTATATCTTTTAAAATCAAAAGATGGGCTTTTCCTACCCCTAGCAGCCCTGACTAGGTGAGGACAACGGTAGTTTTTCATTGTAAAGTGAGCTTATCTAGCTCCGCTTGTAACTCTTCGTCCGTGAGGTCAGAGGCATCTAAGTTCGTTTGTGTCACATCTTGCCTACTAAGCTTTGGTGCTTGGTATTCCGCAAGGATACTTGCTACCTTTATAATTTGATCAGTGTCACCTTCTTCCATTGCCTGTACTAATACATAGTTAAGGGCATGGATAGCGTCAGGTGCCTCATCTCCTAGCTCTTTCATAGCGACAATAGTCTGCTTAGCTAGTTCTCTTTTCTCTTTGTTTTTACGGCGTACCTCAAGACCCCTTCTGCGCCATTCATCAGCCATTTCGCTGTCTTTAATAGACACTAGATTTTTTAGTCCTGGATGATTATCATCACCTCTTATAGCCATTGTGTATTCTCCTCCACTAAGTGGCCTACTTTATCTTTCCAAGATATATTATCGTCAGTTAACCTATGCTGGTGTGTTCTATAGGCTTCGAATGCAATTGCAAGAGCCATAACAGTATCATCATAGTTTCCTGGGAGGGCATTAGTACTCCCGTTTTCTGCTGAGACATAAGTTCTTAACTCCCCTAGCATAACATCTGAGGGAATCCATAGGTCTTCTTCCTCAATTGCTCGTTTAAGGTTTCCTATTACCATAGGTTTTGTAGAAACCGTTGTCCTGAAACCGGGTTTTCCACCCTCTTCGTTGAGAAGATTAGCAGCTTTAGTCTGATAATACAGATTTACATAGTTCATCTGTTTAAGCCTGTTAAGCGTAGCTATTCCTAGACTATTACTCTCTACTGCTAGGAGTGCATTATTGAAATATCTACCCAGATAGAATAAAATATCACCAAAGTTACTAGGATCCGTGAAGTTATCTCTAAATAGCGCACAAACCCGTCTCTCCTTATCAAGAATAACTGCTGTACTGTAGTCTTGACCTACGCCAAGTGCTACATCAGCACCAATAATAAACCTTCCTTCAAACGAAGGTGGTACCCATATCTCTAAATGTCCTTCTTTAGCATCTTCGAAGTAACTACTTTTATCGTCATACTCCCTAACGTAGTCTGGAGCGATAACTTGCATGCTATTAATGACTTCTTGATCAAAAACACTGTTACCGGAGACAAGAAAGGCTTCTTCGGGACTCGCAGGGTACTCTTGACGGAACTTTCGCTCCCCTGACTCTGCTATTTTTAGTCTTCTCCAGTATAACTGATCGTTATCTAAGTCGTACTTCTCCAGTAGTTCCCATTCTTCAGTGGTTAAGTCCATATCTTCAGGAGCAGTCCTACGATACTCAGAAGTGATAAACCAAGGTAAGAAAATAGGTATGTATTCGTTCTCGCCTTTCATAGCCCCTTGGTATAAACGATAAAACTCCCCACTGGCTCCATTAGCAGTGCTTTCTAGTAGTACCTCAGTACCGTTTTCTTGAGAAATTCCCTGAAAGAGTCCTGCTAGGATCTGTTCGTCGAATTGCCAGAACCCAACTTCTGAGAGGTGGGCAATCGTAGGGGTAGTTCCTCGTCCTGCTTCTTTAGCACCCGCTGTGTAGAGTCTGTAACCACTTTTGTTATGTTCAAATAAAATTTCTTTGGCATTACTCTTTTGTAGATTTGGAGGTTCCTCCATGTTATCAATAATATTACGCGACATATTGAAAAGAGCATCACTGGTAGCACTATCATGCGCCATAACTACTGATCTAGTATAAGGGGTGAAGAATGTCTTCCAAAAAACTCTAGCGGCGCAATAGGTGCTAATGCCCTGTTGTCGCGCTTTAAGTATAATTGCTCTAACTTTACCTGTTTGTTGTAGTTGTTCTTCAATTTGCTTATTAACAACAGCTTGTGCGTGATTAAACTCAAATGGAACAAAGCCCTGTGAAGCATTCTTTGTAATAATCCTAATTTGTTCTTTTGAAAATAGAGCGAAATCTTTTTCGTATGCCCCTAGTTTTTCTCTACGTTTTGCCTCTTTGAGAAGTTCTAGTTTACGTTTATTGTTCATTTAGTTGTCCTCTAAATTTTCCTATAAGGGTGTGTTTAGGTCCAAAGTGGTACTAATGGTTTTTCTTTATGAGAGAAAAAGATGTGAAGCGCTGCGGGTACCCCTTGCTGGTTCCCGTGGCCCCCCCGCTGTCCTCGGCGGTTGGGGCTTCGTGCCTTTTCCTGGGTCGTCGGTTGTTCCGGCGGCCTTCCTTCTTCCTTTCCTTTCTTGGGGGTGTTGTCGTGTCTTCTTCTTCTGTTGTCTGCCGTTCTCTTTCTCCTCTTTCTTGTGTCGTGTGGTCTCGGCCTTCCGTGGTGTCTCGCCTCGGCTGGTGTGCGTCCTCTCGCTCTGTCCTTGTCTGGGTCTCCGGTTCTGCGGCTCCGCTGGCGTGTCGCGTTGGTCGGTCGTCTCCGGCAGCTGTGTCGGCGTTGGTTGCCTCTCTCCGCGCCGCTCGTGCTTCTGGTGCGCCGGTGTCCCTTGGCGTTCGTTCGGGCTGGTCTTCCTCGCGGTGGTTCTGCGCCGTGGCTCCGGCTTCTTCGCGTGCGCTTGCGGGTTAGCTCCCGCCCTGCTTCCCTGCCTTGCCCCTGCTGCCTTCGGGTGGCGGGGGTTGCTCTTCGGCTGTCCTCGTGGCGTCTCGGTTCTCCTCCCTTGCCGAGCCGCCTCGTGGGTTGCCGCCAGGCCTTGCAATGGTGCGAGGTCGTCTGCGTCTTCCCTTAACGCTCTTGAAAGGAGCTTAACATGTCTAACTCAAACACACAAATCGCCGTCGTTTCAACCGTTGCTGGCTTCGTGCCTGAGTCCTATTCTCTGGGCTTTGGGAAGTCTGTGCCGTCTTCGTCCTTCGTGCCTCAAGCGGGTGGCGTGGCTGTGATCCTCTCGGATCTTGCTCCGTACACCTCGAACAACGGCCTGAAGGGTCTGTCGGTAACTGCTTCTTGCGCGGTTGAAGGCCACTCTGAAACCTTCATAGCTCTGTCGCGTGGGTTTCCTGGCGGCGAAGGGTCTCCTGCTGCGCGGTCTTTCCTTGCGGCTGTGCGCGAAGCTGTTGCTTCTGGCTCTCCTGTCTTCCTTGCGGTTGCGGGTCGGTCGGGTCAGCACTTCTGCGCCCTGTCGTCTGAGCCGTTTGGTGTCGCCCCGGTCGTAGCTGCGGCTGGCGGTGAAGAATTCCCGTTCTAAGGCCTGTGCGCTCCCTGCTGTTTTCGGTGGGGGGCGCTCTTTCTTTTTTTTTTGTCTCAACCAACCACGAAAGGAACATATCATGTGGATAGGACAAGCAACAACTGCTCTAAAAGACTGGGCAGACAAAGAAGCTAACAAACAACGTGTAGCTGCTAATAAAGAAAGACTTGAGAGCTACACTAGAGTACCTGTAATGCCTAAGCCAGAGATTGTTCGTAAGAGGAATCACCACGGAGTAATCAAGCCTTTCATACCTACTGAAAGAATACTCGAAATGGTATCTATGGGGTTAACTCAAACTAGAGTTGCTCAGATACTTGGTATGTCTAGGACAGCAGTCCAAAGTCGTTTAACTCGCCATAAGGAGGCAAACTAATGAACATTCGTGATCTTAACATTAAGGATGCATCTTCAGCTGCATTGGAGGCACTTATGCAAGACATTTCTGTTGAACTACAAGAGCGTGAACTTATAATAAATTGTGAGGATGCTCTTAATAATCATTTAGGTGTAGATGAAGTAGAGTCTATTTACACCGAAGCTTACGCTTCATACTTACAGAGCAGATCAGCAGACTCTCCGTTAGCCGCTGATTTACTCTCTGAATGGCTGTCTAGTCAAGACAGAATACAGTCAATGCGCACTACAGGGGCATAAATAGTACCACTTTGGGAATACTTTTGGGTTTACGTGGAGTATTCCCTGTAGTGGTGTGTCTTTGTGTGTGATAATATGAACAGAAAGAGACCAAAATGGAAGCATTAATAATCGGAATAGTACTCGGATGTCTACTCGTATCACTAACCGCAATCATCGTAATGGGTCTCGCACCTGTTATTGATAGACTTAATCGTAAACTTAGGAGGTAACAATGGATATGATAAACCTTATAATAGAAATCACATTTCTAATAGCTGTATACGCTTTGGTATAAGAAAATGAGACCTAAATGTGACAATTGTAATTCACCGTCAGATGTAACTAACTTTGCTACATACTGGCTATGTGCTAAATGCTGGTTAAGGAGATTCAAGAAATGAGCTATAACGAAATGCAGAAGTACATCAACAAACTATTCGAAGAAAACAAACAACTAAAAGAAGAATTAAATAAACTAAAATCCAATCTACATGAAGACTATGTCAAAGAATACGCGTTAAATCTAATGTTTAGCGATAACGAATTCTTATATAAAGTAATGGATACTGCATCTGCAATATCTAAATCAGCCATACGCGATACATATTACCACCAAGAAAAAGAATATAATGAGTAGCACCTAAGATAGTTCCAATTCGGGACTATCTTTCGAGACACTCATGTCTCTAACCAGCATGTAAAGGAGTTTAGCATGCAAACAGTTATCCGTAACGTATCAGTCAACTATGCTAAAGTGTACAAGGCTGAAGAAAATCCATTCGGTGCAAAACAATTCGACATCCAACTCGAATTCGGTAAAGACCGTATCGATGAACTTAAAGGCTACGGTAAGATCCGTGAGCTACCTAACGGTAACTTCGCAATGAATATCGCTCGATCTGCCACCAATAAAGACGGTAAAGAGAACTTTATTCGCGTAGTTGATATGGCTAAAGAACCATTCACCGCGCCTATCGGTAACGGATCTACAGCTAATCTTATTGTCTACACCTATGCATCACCACGTGCATACAACGGCACTAAGACTGTACTAATGGCTGTACAAATTGTTAATCATATCGAATACACACCAGAAACATCAGTTGACTTCGATACACTAACACCAACAACATCAGTAAATCCATCTGCTGACTTCTAATCAACTTAAGGGGTAGTCAATCATGGCTACCTCTCATATGTTCATCATAGGAAAGGAACATATAATGAATACATATGAAATCAAACTAGCAACTGATAAAAGCACTGGGATGCTACCTACAGCACAACATGCCGCTGCTAAACGTCAACTAAACAAATTCCTTCAGGCAATGCCTGTAGGTACTGAAGCGTATATCGCTGGAGGTGCGCCTAGAGACTGGCATCATGGATGGGGCTGTAGAGACGTTGACATCTTCTTCTATGTACCAGAGCAAGTCGATGCGTTAGCACAAACCATGCAGTACCTATCTAAATACCAGCTATTAGGTGAAGCGTACGGTACTACCTACTCCTATGGTTGTGGTGAGCAAGGCATCAACGCTATCTGGGAATACCCAATCCATCAAGGTAGCCTACGTTATCGTAAAGTGCAACTCATATGGGTACGTGAACGTCCACTCGATGTAATCCGTAACTTCCCTATAAACATGTCACATATCTGGATGGATCGTA